AGCGATCCGCGTACTGCTGGTAGGCGTGGGGTTTCATTCCGATTTGATTAACCAATTTGTGAATTTAGAAGATGAGTGAGTTCTTAGGATACCAAAGTTACCCGTTGCGCTTTCTCTGCGTGCATTGCGGAGAGGAATGCGACTTGGAGGATAAGCACGAGCATGACGAATGCGAGGAGGAGGATGCACAATAACGAGCAATTCGAGGTATCGGATTGGGATTGCTTCTTCCGTGATTGGCCAACCTACGCAGAGGTGATGGATGGGTGGCATAAGTTTTGGGGAAATACCCAGCTTTTACGCACATACCGCGATAAGAATGGTAGGAACCTCAAGGATAGGGATGGAAATATACTTGTCACCCGCAGTACCACACCGAGGCAGATGCCTATCGGGCATAGCGTTTCGGACTATATGAATTATGCAAAACCCAAAAGATCAGATTAGGCACGAAGCGAAAATGCTCGTTAATCGATGGGACGCGGAGTGCGACCTTGATGAGTATGCCATCGCAAAGGCAGTAATGGAGGGGCTGAACGAGTGGCTGGAGGAAGATATTTTCGAGTTTGATAGTGAGATCGAGTTTGAAGAGGAGGAGGAAGAATGAATGTATATAAACCAACAGGGGAGAAGGTGGAGAGTTGGCCGCAATGGGTGGCACGCTTAATCAAGGTAAACCAGGAGTTACGCGAGGAGATCGCAGAGTTGAAGAAGAAGCTCGCTGAGAAAGATGACAAGTGAACCAGCTAGTCAAACCGGGTTGTCACCCGATCTTTTGGATAAGCTACGGCAGAGCGATACCCGAATCAGCACAAGAATTACCACGGTGCGACTTGAGAGAATTGGGTCCCCCATGCTCGAAATTCGACCAAGAGACATTGGAACGGATACGCAAGGATGGGCAATCGGTAAAGAAGAAATCCCGTGCCAAACGCTCGAAGACGCGATCATCATAGGGATGGAGATATTAGCGAGGGGATGAAACTTACGCTCCAGCCCGATGAGGTACAGGTCTGCCAAATGGTTGGGCGGATGCGTAGTCTCATTGCCCGTGGTAACGGGGTGCGTGATGCGAAGATGGGTAGCCACGATGGCGCGGAAGCGGATGTGATGGGCATGATGGCGGAGTATGGATTTGCCAAGCAGATGAATGTATTCCCCGATCTTGGCCTTACCCCAAGGAGCGGGTCTGCGGATGGGGTAATGGCGAGCGGAAAGCGTTATGATATAAAAGCGTCCAAGCACAAGAGTGCTAGGCTACTTAGCACACTCAAGGTAAACCCCGATGTGGATGTGTATGTGTTGTGTGTGGTGGATGGAAACACTTTGGATTTTAAGGGATGGGCGTGGAAGCACGAACTCATCAAGGAGGAAAATAAGAAAGACCTTGGTCATGGCGTGGGCTATGCGTTGGACCAGGATAAGTTGAGGAAGTTCAATGCCTAAGTTCACCTATGCAGATGAGATAGACGCGAACTTCGGTATCCCGTGGACGAATGATCTGCGGTTTACCAAGGGCGATTTAGAGTGTGCGTTATCCGAGGAAGAGATCGATGCTCTCCCGCCGGAGCGTGCAGAGATGCTTAGTCGCTTACTGATCGACCAACCCAATAGCGAGAAGGAAGATCCAATCCAATGGGGTTGGACTCTTCCTGGGTGGCGTAGGGTGATGGAGAATTGGAAGGATACGAAAATCCATGTGATACTCGGTGGTAACCGTAGCTCCAAGACGATGTTTGCTTCCCGCATGCTGGTACACTTGGCTCAGTCCATCCCCGAAGCAGAGATTCGCTCGATGCATGTCACGGAGGAGCGAAGCATAACGGATGCACAGAAGTATATTTGGCAAAACTTACCAGCACGCTACAAGCGGGCAAAGAAGAAGAGCGAGAACCATAGTTTGCAGTACAACCAAAAGAATGGGTTTAACTCTGCCAAAGCAATCTTACCGCCCACTACTCCCGGTGCAGAGCGTGGAAGTACGATATATTTTAACAATTATAGGCAGTACATGGCAGACCCTCAGATATTCGAGGGTTGGTCTGCACACGCCATCCACCTGGATGAGGAGGTCCCCGAAAGTATATTCAATACATTGCTTGGACGGACGGTGGATTACCACGGGCGTTTGATCCTTACTTTCACAACCTTGCAAGGCTGGACACCTCTAATCAATAGTTTACTCAAGGGTGCAGAGACTGTGCAGTCCAGGTATAGCGATATTATTGGTAGGGAATTACCTACTGAGCAAATTTGTCACAATTGGCCGGACTGCCGAATCTATTATTTTTGGACAGAAGATTCGCCCTTTATAGACGGACAAGAGTTAATTCGCACATACTCTCGGCAACCATTGGAAGCGAAGCTGGCCCGGCTCTATGGTATACCGTCCAAGGCGATGGAGGGGCGTTTTCCAAAATTCAACCGCGAAACGAATGTTGTGCCACATGAGAAGATCCCCTTCATCGCCGATCCGTCTACCCCATGCACCCGTTACTTTGTGTGCGACCCTGGGGGGAGCAAGCCTTGGGTGGCGATATGGGCGGGTGTGATGCCGGATGGGCGAATCTATATTTACCGCGAGTTCCCCGACAGCACGATGGGGCAATGGGCATTACCGCATGTCAATGCATTGGGTAAGAGTGTGGGTAAAGCGGGTCCTGCCCAGCGTCCGCTAGGATGGGGGTACGAGGATTACCGCAACCACTTCGAGGACTTGGAGGATGGGGAGGATATATTTGAGCGTATTGTGGATCCACGCATGGGAGCGGCCACGGTGCGAACAAAGGAGGGGGAGAGTAATATCATTAACCAAATGGCAAACCTCGACTTTGTATTTCGTCCCGCTCCAGGCGTGGATATCGAGGCGGGTATTGCCAAGATAAATGATGCCCTTGCATGGGATGATTCCGAGCCTATGACTCCTCGTAATCGCCCAAAGCTCTACATATCAGACAATTGCGACAATACAATTACCTCGCTCCTTGAGTACAGCGGGCAGAGTAGGGGGGAGCATTTTAAGGATCAGATCGATTGTATCCGCTATTTACTCGTCAGCGGAGCCGAGCATATCACAGGTGCGAGTCTCCAATGCACAGGTGGTGGCGGGTATTAAGTTGACGAGTCAAGGACAAAAAGCTACATTGTGCTACGCATGCACAATTCCTCTGATCCCGAACTCTTGTTCGTTTCCAAGGAACCCGACATAAACTATTTGCGGGATACTTACCGCGAAACACAGTCGAGCCTTGGCGAATGGATAGATCGTAGACAACGCGACTACGATGTACGCAATTGTATGTGGGCGGGAAAGTCGAATGACTTTAAGAAGCATTCCGCAAATTCCGAAACAGGCGAGGTATTTCCTTGGCCCGGTGCGAGTGACCAAGAGATACGCTTAGTTGATAACCAAATAAACAAGTGTGTGGCCATGTGCCTCAACTCGGTACGCCAAGCCCATGTGGTGGCTACTCCTGTGGAATCCAGCGATATTGAGCGTGCCAATGTAATATCTTTATTTGTCCGTTGGTTGGTAAATACCAAGATGGATGACTTTTACGATCAAGTGGAGTTAGGGTTAAATCATCTCTTTGAGAAGGGAATGATGGTCCACTATGTGTACTACGAGTCTCAAGACCTAAAGCAACAGCAGTCAATTAAGTTGGATGAGATTGCCATGGCTATGCCACAGATCGCCGAGGCGATCCAGGATGGCAGTATGGACGAAGAGTTGTCCGCCGCTATGTCCGAGCAGTTCGATGTCTCCAAGAAGAAATCGAGAAGCATGCTCAAGGAGTTGCGCAAGGAGGGAGAAACCACAATCCCTGTCACTCGTCAGGTCATCAGCCGACCACGCATCAAAGCTCTTGCTCCTGACGAGGACATTTTTTGGCCCAACTACACAATCGACCCACAGGAAGCACCCTATGTTTTCCATGTGTTAAACATGACTCCCGAACAACTTCGCTCCAAGATACAAACCGAAGGGTGGAGCGAGGAGTTTGTGGATAAAGCCATAGAATCTGCAACCATTGGGGAGAACGATGTCTACACACACAACCTTAGTTTACAGGATGAGATCCTCCGAGATGACGATGAAACCATCCGCATTGTATACTGTTACCAACGCCTGTTGGATGAAGATGATATCCCAGGCATATTCTGCACCGTATTCTGTAATGAAGTTCCTGACCTTTATGCAAAACATACGCTCATGGATTATGGGCATGGTGGATACCCTTTTGTCGTGTCCACTTATGAAAAAACTTCTAAGCGGCTCTACTCCTCCCGCTCCATCCCGGAAGTCGGCGAGCCGTTCCAGCAAGTCATCAAAGTCGAAACGGACGCGAGCATCGACAGGCAAAGCATCGCCACGGTCCCGCCGCTCGAACACCCGCTCGGCCGGGCGCCGTCCAAGTGGGGGCCGGGGGTAAGAGTACCTTACCGCACACCTGGAGAGATCCGCTTTGCCGCTACCCCGCGTTACGATGCAGGTTCCACCGAGGTACGCAGATTTGTACAGGAAATGTTTGACCGCTACATGGGTAACAACGCACCAGGTGTGGACCCTGTGGAGTCGCAGATCAAACAGCAAAACATCATCAACCGCGTACTGCACCATATGAAAAAAGTGGTGGATCAAGTGTACACCTTGTACCAGCAGTACGGCCCCGACCAAGAATACTTTAGAGTCACAGGCGTACAAGACATGCAGAAGTATGCAAAGGGCAGACCTGGAGAACGATTCGACTTTTACATGCAGTACGATGTGGCTACTCAAGACCCTGAGCAAATGCTCGAACGGGTAAAGACCATTGGCACAATTGCTGGCACGATGGATAAGAATGGCGTGGTCGATACCGAGCAACTCCTCGCTATGGCAATCGGGCAAGTTATGCCGGGTGCGGCAGAGAAAGTAATCTTGCCCAAGGAAACTGCCACACAGAAAGCAATGGAGGAGGAGCGTCAATTAATTGCCGAGCTAGTGGCTGGAGTACCACCCAATGTGCGCGAGAACGATGCTCACGAGATGAAACTCCAAGTATTTCAGCAATGGTTACAACAGCCCGATATCCAGCAAAAAGCCCAGCAAGACCAAGCATTGGGCGAGCGTATCCAAGGGTATATGAAACAGCGTCAGTTCGCGATCCAGCAAAAACAAAACGCTACCATTGGTAGGCTAGGAGCCGCACCCACACAATTTGGACAAACAGCTAGTGCGGCATGAGCATAACTCATCGTGGTGAGCGATTCTCAGGATACAATAAACCTAAGCGAACTCCTGGCAAATCTAAGAAGTTTGCCGTACTCGCAAAAGAGGGAGACAAAGTTCGTCTTGTTCGTTTTGGAGATCCCAACATGTCCATTAAAAAGAACATACCCGCACGGCGTAAATCCTTCCGAGCGCGACATAAGTGCGATGAAAAGAAGTCTAAACTAACCGCTGGTTATTGGTCCTGTAAGAAATGGTGATATGAGTCTTTACAAAAACATACATGCTAAACGAAAACGCATCAAAGCTGGTTCCGGCGAACGCATGCGTAAACCCGGAAGCAAGGGAGCGCCTACCAATAAAGCATTTAAGAAAGCGGCAAAGACTGCACGCAAAAGAAAGTGAAGCGAAAAAAGTACCACTCGGTAGATGCTGAAGAAGCAATCAACGCCCTACGATTCCTCAAGAACGAACCCCATTTTAAAACATACATTGAGGTACGCGAGGCGATGCGGGAGGAAACTATCCGCGAATTACAAAACCGTAAAAACATTGAGAACCAAAATCTTCACTTTCACTTCACAGGGAAACTAGAAGCCATAGACGAAGAATTGGACAACTTTTATAGCCTTTAATCTTACCATAGATTCTTAGCCCTCACGGTTCATAGGGGTAGCCGTGGGGGCTTTTTGTTGCCATTTGCTCTACATGTAGCTAAATTTTGCTACACTAGGCTACTAAAGCCTTGACAACTTATGGAAACATTAACCGAAGAGGTTGTCTCGGAATCCTCTAAAAATTCCGCGAATAATATAACGCAAGGAGAGGGAAACCTTTCGATGGCCGAATTTGCCGATCAGTTACTGAAACGCAAGGAACAGCCGGAGGAAGCACAACCCGTTCCTACCGAAGAGATTGAAGAACCCGCTGATGAAACTGCGGAGCCTACGGATATCTTAACGGAAAACACAGAGTCTGCCGAAGAGGAGCAAGTGGAAGAAGATGAATCTTCGCCGCCCGCAGATCCTTCGGATGTTCTTTCAAAGTTCAATATCGACCTGGATAACCTATCCGAAGAGGAGTCCCGCGATCTAGCCAAGGCGCTGAATGCATCTGCCGTCAAACGCTTTGGTCGCTTAACCGCTCAGAAAAAAGCACTACTCGCAGAAAATGCAGAGTTGCAAGCACAGGCTGAACAAGCCCAGCAAACGCAAAGTGCCGAACTACCTGAGTTCCTCAAGGATAATGCCTTGCATAATGTAAGCGATGTCCAATCGCTCCATAAAGAAGTTGAGCAACTCACCGCCCTCGTAGAGTGGGCAGATGAGAACCTCGACAACGAAGTGGAGTACGATGACAACGGTAACGAGTATGTGGCAAAGGACGGGGACAAAGTCTACAGCAAAGCAGACTTACGCCGGATCAAAGCAAACGCTAACAAGATCCTCCGTAAAGATGCCCCCGCCCGGCAGAAATGGTTACAAGAGCGGGATCTAGCAAACCAGCAAGCCTTGCAAACCTTCGAGTTCCTTGGAGATGAGCATAGCGATAATTATAAGTTGTTCATGCAAGTAAAGGAGTCCCCGCGCTATAAGGCGTTGGATAAGTACTTACCTAATTACAACTTCGCACTTGGCCTTATGGTGGAGGGATTAAACGCAGTCCAAGCTAGACAAGCACAAAAGGCCGCACCTAAACCTAAACCTAAAGCACCAACTGCGAGTACCGAGGCGGGTACAGCTAGGCCCAAAACTCCCCAGGCGAATGCAACGAAAGCTCTGCAAGCGGCGAAGGCGAAATTCGACCGATCAGGCTCAATGGCAGACTACCAAGCATATCTTAAACTTAAAAATAAATCTTAAACCTTTAGGAGGACAAAACTATGGCAATGGCCAAAACAACCAATGTATCAGGAAATCGCGAGTCACTCAGCGACATCCTTACAATCTTAGAACCTGAGCGCACCCCGCTTCTATCCCTTGCTAAAAAAGGAAAAGCTAACGGCACATTCTTTGAGTGGCAAGTGGATGACATGAGCGAGCCAGCTTTTGGTGGAGTGCTTGAAGGTACGGACGAAAGTAGCTTTACCAACAAGCAAGCTAACCGTGCTAAACTCGGAAACTACATCCAAGTATTCCGCCGTAATTACCAAGTTTCCAACATCCAGGAGCTTGTCGATGTGGCTGGTGTGGATAACGAGTTTTCCTATGCCGAAAGCAAAGCTGTTCGGGAAATAAAGCGCGATTTGGAAAGTGCGCTTTGCTCTGCACAAGACCGTCAGCAAGACGATGGATCTACTAACCCATACAAGACCCGTGGTCTTTTCAAGTGGTTAGGCGAAGGTGGACAACCCGCTGATGTTGGAGCCGGATTCCAATCCGTAGCCAGCGTATCCTTGGGTGCTTCTGCATTCACCGAAGCCAACATGA